TGTCATCGTGTGCAAGTTACCCTTTCTGATCTACGGGAGATGTATCCAGATGAAGACCTAGAGCCAGAAGAGTTAGGCGGTAGTGATGATGACATGGAGGAATATTCTCCTGAAAGATTGGCACGTTATGAGTACGACAAAACGGCTAAGTATTGGGGAAGCTACGCTACGTCAGAAGGCCCGGAAGATGCTTTAAGAGTTTACTGGCTGCATGAAAACTATCTATTGACAGATTGGGATGGTGACGGTATTGCTGAACTGCGTAAGGTCTGTACTGTAGGTAAGAAGATTTTAGCTAACGACGCAATAGACAGTATACCTTTTGTCTCGATAACTCCTGTCAAGATACCTCATAAGTTCTTTGGGTTGTCTGTTGCTGATCTTGTACTCGATCTTCAACTGATAAAAAGTACATTGATGCGGAATCTGATGGACAATATGTACAATCAGAACTTTGGTAGGTATGCAGTCCTTGAAGGTCAAGCGAACTTAGATGATTTGCTAACCCAAAGACCGGGAGGCGTAGTGCGTGTGAAGTCTCCTAATGCAGTAACTCCACTAGCTACTCCATCTCTAGAGCCTTATAGTTTTCAAATGCTTGAGTACCTTGATACTATACGAGAGTCAAGGGCTGGTGTAGGAAAGACAACGCAAGGATTAAACGAGAAAGCCCTGACTTCTCATACTACGGCTTCTGCGGTCAATTCAGTTATGACGGCAGCGCAGAGTAGGGTAGAACTCATCGCAAGACAGTTTGCGGAAACAGGTGTTAAAGCATTGATGCGAACCATTTATGAGTTACTACTAAAGTACCAAGACAAGGAGCGTGTTGTAATGTTGCGTAATCAGTGGGTACCTGTCAGACCTGATGCTTGGAATGATAAAGCTGACTGTACTGTGTCAGTAGCCCTTGGTCACGGTAATAAAGAACAACAGCTTATGCATCTTTCCTCTATGCTAAACTTTGCTGGTGAAGCAATGAAAGGTGGATTAAAAATTGTTACCGAAAAGAATATGTACAACCTTGGTGCAGCTTTGATACGGAACATGGGCTTTCAGAATGTCAATGACTTCTTGACTGATCCTGATATGGTTCCACCACAGCCTGACCCAAGAGAGCAAATGGCCCAAATGGAGATGCAGAACAGGAAGGCCGAATTAGAAATTAGGGCGGCAGAAGTACAAGTGAAAGCGCAAAAAGTCCAGCAGGAAGCTGCTGAGATGCAGATTGACGCTCAACTTAAAGCCGCTGAACTTGACTTAGAAGCTAAACAAAATAGGCCCGTAGCCTTAGGATAATATGACAGAACGAGAACGAGAGGCTAAATTGCTTCTCGACAACCCGGTATTTGTTGAAGCATTTAGTAAGTTAGAAGAAGAGTTGTTAGACCTCTGGAAAATGTCAGGGTCTACAGATATCGACCAACGAGAATCTTTCTGGTTGGCCGTAAGACTGCTTGATAGGATTAGAGTCCATATACAGTCCATAGTTGAAACTGGGCACATGGCTAAAATTCTAGAAAAGCAACACCCACATATCTAGAGGAGATTTATTATGGCGGATACGCAAGAAGCCCCGTCTATAGCTGGTGAAGTACCACGGGATTCAGGAAGTTTAACTGAAACCCAAAACGCAATTCTTGGTTTATTGAATTCTGAAGAAGAACCACCAAAACAGCCAGAAGAGCAACCTTCCGAGGAAGAGTCTGAAGAAGAATCTGAAGATGAGCCGTTGGAGGAAGCAGAAGAGGAATCTGAATCATCTGATGAAGATGAAGAAGAGGAATCTGAGGAGTCTGATGATGAGGTCGATGAAGAAGAACCTGATCTCTATGCCGTCACTATTGACGGTCAGGAGCATGAGGTTACCTTTGATGAATTGATAAAGGGGTATTCTCGTCAATCAGACTACACTAAGAAAACTCAAGCACTTGCAGAACTCAGGAATAGTTTTGAAGAAGCGAAAGGTCGCTATGAATCAGAACTTCCAGAATTGCAGGGATTGAAAGAGCAATATGTACGCAATCTTGGTGAAGTAATTGAAGGTTCGCTGAGTGGTCTGGAGCGTTTCAATATAGATTGGAATGCTTTACGAGAAGAGGATCAGTCAGAGTATCTACTTAAACGTGAAGAATTTAGGCAAGCACAGGAACATATTCAAGGTTTACAGCATCGAAAGCAGCAGGAAGAAGCCCAACTCCAGCAGCAAATGTCTGAGCAACATAAAACTTTCGTAGCTAAAGAACATGAAAAGTTAGCGCAACATATTCCTGAATGGCGAGAAGCCACCTCTCGTACTGAGTTAGGCGCTCAGATTAGAGAGTATGCTTTATCCCAAGGATTCGTCCCTGAAGAGATTGACTCTTTAGTTGATTCACGTTCCTTTATCGCGCTGATGAAGGCTATGAAGTATGATGCTTTATCGAAATCCAACATGAAGGCCAAAAAAGTTAAGAATAAGCCTAAAGTTGTGAAATCAGGTGGGGGAACTTCAAAGAAACGAGTAGCTAAAGAACGTACGGCAGCTTCCATGAAGAGGCTTCAGGAGACTGGTCGTGTTGATGATGCGGCTAAACTCTTTGAGGATTTAGTAGACTTTTAATAGGAGGATTGCATTATGGCGATTCCGGGCGATACTCGACAAACTTACGGTGCTGTACAAATCCGTGAGGACTTGAGTAACATTATTTATAATATTTCACCGACAGATACACCGTTTGTCTCTGGCGCTGGCAGGGGAACTGCTTCTAACACGTTGTTTCAGTGGCAGAAAGATTCTCTAGCTGCACAAGCGGTAAACCGTAAGTTTGAAGGTGACAACCCTGCAAACGATGCAGTAGTTGAGCCAGTGTTGTTAAACAACCACACACAAATCAGTGTAAAAGCAATTCAGACTTCAGGCACCGCCGAAGCTGTAGATTTTGCTGGACGTAAAAGTTCACAAGCCTACAGAATGGCTAAAGCCGCGAAGGAACTGAAGCGTGATATGGAATTCATGTTAACAGGTGAAACTGTAAAAGCCGCTGGTTCGGCTGTTCCTGCTGCGCGTGTTACTGGTGAGTTGATGACTTGGCTAGGTACTGCGGCGATTGCTACATCCAATATCGTTGATGGTTCTGGCGGTGGTTCAGGCGTAGGTATTGTTAATGCTGGTACTGGTACCAGTAAAGCAACTGCCGCTGGTGCTGCTGCTGTCCTAACCATGGATATGGTTAACAACTGCATAGAACGCATATTTAACGCTGGTGGTGAGCCAGATGTTATTATGTGCGACTCTTCGCTAAAAGTTAAAATGTCCGCGTTGGCTGGTTCCGTTGTTGCTGATATCGTGACAAATCACGACAAAGCATCACCGGCAACTTCCATCAATTCGGTTGATGTTATCGTAACAGACTTTGGTACTTATAAAATTGTACCTAATAGGTTCTGTTTGTCTGAGCAGTTATATGTTCTTGACTATGATTTCTGGTCAGTAGATTACTTACGTCCGTTCTCTACGCAGAATCTAGCGAAGACTGGTGACTCAATCCAGCAGATGATGCTTGCTGAATATGGCCTTCGTGGTAAGAATGGTCAGGCTTCAGGTGCTGTTATTGGTGTTAAAGCCTCGTAAGATGTATTGGGGGCGGTCTTTCGGGGCCGCTCCCTTTTACTTAAAGGAAAAACATGAGCGCAAAGAAAACTTTAAAAGAAGGATTAAGCCCTAAAAAAGAGCGTAGTCCAAAAGAAGAAAAGTTTAGTTCATCGAAAGCACAAGACAAAGCAATGAAGGCTTTTAAGAAGATGTCTGAGGAAAGAGGCGAGATGCCTATATGAATGATAGGAAAACTGGCTTTTTTAGGCCAACGTCGGTTGAAGAGCATAGCGATGGTAGTGTAAGTTTTGTAACACACCAAGACGTAGAACCGATAGTTGAAAATAATAAGCTATTACAAAAAGAATGGGGTGATAAACTAACCCCCGGCAAACAGGTAAGCGGCACTAGAGTTGCGTCTATACCATTCGGTATTTGGGAACAATGGATGCAGGATACTAATGGTGCTATTGAAAAAGACCCCAAACTTCTTGCAAGATATTTAAATGATCCTGATAACAAGTATTTCAGGACTACTCCAACGAGGGTATAACTATGTGGCTATACAATCCCGGTCAACCCGGATCAGTACAAACAAACTTCGGCATCCTAAATAACAGCGTTTATTACATAGCCCGTAGATAATGGCAATCTCGACGTACGTAGAACTGCAAACTGCGGTTGCTAATTGGTTAGACAGAGATGATATGTCTGCAAGGATACCTGAATTTATTGCTTTAACAGAAGCTAGATTCAATAGGATTCTTAGGATTCGGGCTATGGAGACAGAAGCGGAGCAAGCTACGTCTGCTGGAGTTAGAACTTATTCTTTGCCAACTGATTACAGACAAATGCGTACTGTGCATTTGACAACTAATCCTATTACAGCGATGAGTTATATTACTCCTGAAATCATGGATAGGATATGGGCTGGTAGCACTCAAGGAAAGCCAACTACCTATACCATCAAAGGAGGCAATATTTATGTTGGACCCGCCCCTGATGTCATATATACTATAAAGTTTCTTTATTACAAAAAGATTCCTGCTTTAACGGCGCTGGCTCCAACAAATGATATCCTTACTGATGCACCGGATGTCTACTTGTATGGCTCCTTACTAGAAGCGGAACCATTTCTACAAAATGATGCACGTGTTCAACTAAGG